TTCCGTTCTCAATTACCTCAGCTAATTTATAGTAACATTCGGTTTTGATGTTCACATACTTATCCGAATGCACCGCTTTCGATCCATTCATAAAACCCCGTGCTTTGGTTATGTCAACCGCGCCGCCCCCAACACCATCTTCATCGAGCAAGACATTGGACAGCTTCACGTTGTACTGTTTAATCAATTCTTGGATCTTGGTGCTTGTGTCAACTAAACTGCTCCGCACAAGTTCAATCATATCTACAACTGTCCAACCGTTCCACACGATTAGAATAGTTTTATCGCGTCCGAAACGGGCAATGTCGCCCGTGATATAAAACACCCCGTCCCCCATAATTTCATTGCGGAACATTTGGTTTAGGTTGAATGTATTGAATAGCTTATCACTATCGTCGTCAAATTCCCAATTCCCTTCGTACAATCGTTTTCTATCGTACTCTGGGAGGCGTTGCAAACTTTCTAAATAACTAGGCGGCAAATATGGATTGTCGGTTGGTAGGGCTTGGACGAATGCTCTATGCTTTGGCAATTCGCCGTTCTTTGCTTTCAAATAAAACTCATTGTATATCCATCCTTTCGACGGGTTGCAACTCATTAACCCTTTGGGCTTTAAATCGTATTCGTTCAGTTTGTAACGGCAACGGCTATGCACTATTGAAACCGCCTTTTCAGTTACCTCACTAACCTCGTCTATAAAGTAATCGGTTATCTCTAGCGAACCAAGATTGTCGAAATTTGGATTGGACGGGTAAGCAAACAAGTCAGCCAAATAGATTTCACTTTTGTTGAAGAAAGTGATAGTATTTGACTGAAGATTGACCGTGAAATGTTTACCCGCTTTCAATTCCAAGTATTCACAAACCTCGAAGAAAGTGTTGAGTGTTGTCTTTTTAAGGGTTGCGAGTTCAGAGCGTCCAATGAGTGACCGTGTGCCTGGATATTTTAGACGGCGTAAGATTTGCCACGTGCAACCTAGCCTAGTTTTGCCACTCCCTGCTGATCCCCCATACAACACTTGCTCAACCTCATTCGTATTTGAAAGATAGTCAAGTGCTATAAGTTGCTTATCTAGAAATTCAGGCTCAATCATTCAACTTCAATTTCCAAACGTGTTCTTTCTTTCCATACATACCCATCATTTTAACTTCGGACTTGATTAGAAACCCTTGCGCGGTTAAGTCAGTCAATGTCCTACGAATCGAAGTGATTGGATATTTACCTAGTAACTCAAAAATATGGGACGGCTGCCATTCGGCAACCTTCTTGAATAGTTCGAGAATGACAACTTCTTGTTTCTCATTCTTTTGAATAGACGCGGACAATTCCGCGCCTATCTCGTTGGTGGTGTTGTAGTAGGTCATGAGAATAATGTAGCTTGTTTTTTCATTTCAACAGCGGCATCAATATTCTTTTTCGCCAAATCAAAATAACTCTCTTTCAACTCAAAACCAATGCCCTTTCTATTCATTTTTACAGCTTGAAAAACCTCAGATCCAATCCCCATAAATGGAGTCAGAACAGTATCTCCTTTGTTTGAATACAAATGAATAAGTCTTTCAATGGTATCTAGTTGCAATGGGCAAATGTGCTTCTCGTCCTTCTCATCTCTACCATTTCTAAATCCCTGCAACGTGTTGCCGTAATCAATATCCATCCAAACGGGACTAGCGTACTTTTGCCACAAATCTACTGGCAAATCAGTATTCGTTACTGGATCGGTTCTGTCGCCGTCCTTTCTAAATATCATAACGTAGTCTGGAATACCTACGCGGCTCATTGTGCTATCTTTCTTGATTTGCTTATGAAGCAATCCTAATGCTTTGGTTCTTTGCATCTCAACAACTGGATCCTTCCAAATAGTAACACGAGAATGATACACAAAGCCCGCAGATTGAAAAGCAGTCAATAATAGCCCGCTAAAGTCACGAAGCCCAATATACCCCTCTTTACCTTTTTGAATAGGTAGATCCATGCAATGAACAGCTACATTCCTGCCTTGCTTTGTAACTCTAAATAGTTCCGAAACAAGGAATCCAAATTGAGTAAGGAACTCGTTATAATCTTTAGAGTTGCCCATATCCTCCACATGAGATGAATACGTGTATAGTTCTGCAAATGGAGGTGAGAATACAGATAATCCAACCGATTCATCATCTACTTGCTTAATAAGTTGAACACAATCCCCTCTTTGAATAGTGTAATGTTCATTACGAACTATCTCATTTTCAAAACCACCAACCGACATTTTATCGCTTGTAAGGTCTATATTTATTGATTTGCTCATTTCGTCTTGCATCTTCTCGAATTGTTTTTGTTTATTGTTAATTGATGTTTTTACGTTTGCCATTGTGTCAGTAGTGATCAAATGGATGTTCACTTCGTTTTTTTGACCGAAACGATAAGAACGGCGAATAGCTTGATATAGCCCCTCAAATGAAAAGTCAAGCGACGCGAATACTTGATTCCTGCAATTTTGATAGTTCAATCCAAATTGTGCTATTTTAGTTTTGGTAATCAATACACGAAACTCATTATTTGCAAATCCAAGAAGCATCTTTTCTTTATACTCTGGACTATCAGAACCTTTTACCTCAATCGCGTCTGGAATCATTTTTTTAAGCATATCCCCTTCTTCATTCTGTTTAATCCACACAATGAAATTCTCATCCATTCGGCTATTGACTATTTCAGCAGCCCGATTCAATCGCTCTGTTTTTGTGTTTCTTAATTCTTCGTTGAAATTAGTGGCTGAGATAATCGCATCGTTGAACAGTTGACCGTTATTACGCTTAGGGGTTTCAATCATTTCTTCGATAATGTTCAAAGAAGGTAAACCATACCCATCCATGTGAAATCCGATATCGTGAGGCTTGTTAAGCATAATAGCCCATGTGCCTACAAATCTATAAAAAGACTCTATCGCGTGTCCTTTCAATCTCCATTTAGCCGTTTCACCACCATCATGCACAAAGTACATAGCCAACATTTGCTCGCGGCTCATAACGTCCAAGAACTCTGAATGGTTACCTAGTTCCATTGGGTCGTTAGGTGATGGTGTTGCTGTACATGCTAATTTATACGGAGTGTTTTTGAAGTTGTCAATGATCAACTTCTTTATAGATCCTTCAAAGTTCTTGAGTATTGAACTCTCATCCAACACGACACCAGAATAAACAGAGCAATCAATGTTGTCAAGCTGCTCGTAGTTCTGCACATCAATACCGTCTAATGATATACCAAATTTAGCAGCCTCTTGAATGGTTTGTCCTTTAACCGCTAATGGTGCTAAAATTAGAACTGGTTTATTTGTGTAATTTCTAACTCTATATGCCCATTCTAATTGCATCAATGTTTTACCAAGACCACAATCGGCAAATATTGCATACTTGCCACAATTAAGAGCGCGTTTTACAATAAATTGTTGAAACGGGAATAGGTTAGTGTTTAATTCATCAGTGTCAAAACCCGAAACGGATATAGACTTTTGCTTTGATTCTAAAAATTCTGAATAGTTCATTTCTATGTTATTTAATTTGTGATTTGATAAACCAAATGTAAGCCAGTCTTTTGAACTCGCAGAATATGGCATTTGTGATTCTTTGATATTCAAGCCCCCGTGTTTGTTCTATTCGATTCCATTTCGCAGTATTGATACGCATTTCTTCGAAGATAATTCCACGGGCTTTTTTCTTCCACGCTATATTTAACTCCATAGGTATTGTATCGGTATCTAGTTTGCCGCTTTTCAATAGCCAATCAAACATAGTTGCTCCCATCAATTCAGGTAGTATATACTTTTCGTTTTTAACCGCCTCAATATGGTCGAGAAGCATTTGTTCTCGTGCATCATTATTCATTGGTGAATCCAATAACGCAACCGCATGATCCTCGTGTACCGTTTTTTGAGCTTGTTGGTTGGCTTTCCTTTGTATCTCTGAATATTGAGCCAATACATCACCAATAAACGAAGCGTCGAAGCTGCCAAAGTGGTTAACCTTGTTAGGCATCGAACCCGCTGCGTTCAGTCCAAAGGACAATTCAAAACCTTTCGAAGTGATACCCATGTAATTGTCGCAGCACCACGCGAACAGTTGCGCCGCGCTTTCGGGACTAGGTAGACTGCATCCAATCAAAGCGCAAATCTTCAGCACTAATTGATTGAACTCATATTGGTCGCATTCAATCAGCAACTTACTATTCTTTGCCTCGAATATCTTTCTATCTATGCCCTTTACCGACTGCGGAATCAAGGAGGGCGGCTGCGTCTTGTCTTGAAATTCTTGTGGTAAGTTTTCCATTGGTGTCGTTTGATTTGAGTTTGTCTTGACTTGAAGTTATCCAGTTACGCGCT